GCCGGAGCGATAACCGTAGTTGTCCCCATACATCTCCTCCAGTTGATAGGATTGCTGCATTTGCAGCAGCCCCGAGTCAGGGCACCACACAAGGTCGAGCGGGCCCTTGCTGATCGGCGCGTCGAGTGACTTTGGGAATACGCCGGTAAGGAACTGCTCGCCGAGAGAAAGCACGGGGATCAAATGCGTGCTCGCACTGATGCGGCACTTGGCGATCTCGGTGTAAGGCGTCACGGCGGATAGGGGCGAAGTTCCGGCCAACATTTCGATTGTAGGAAATGGAAATACATGATCTCCCGGCCGAACATCCCGCGCCATGGTGGATAATTGGCCAGCGCAGGATGCGGATCGTCGAAGCATTCGATCAGCGCGCCGTCGGGGGCAAAGGCAAGATTCGGCTTGGGTCGATGCTGCACCAACCGATCATAACTGTGCAACGCGAAGTAAGGCGGGTGGCCGAAGGCCAAAACTCGTCGAGCGGCCAGCGCGCGGATAATGGAATCGAAATAGACTTCGTCAAAGCCGTGAAGCGGCACGCCGTCATGCGTGAAGAAACTCTCCCAACCCGGCACGAGCCTATACAGGCGATTTACCCGCTCGGTGTTGCGATAGAAACAGAAAAGGCTGTTGATGTGATGGCAGTCATCAGACCAGATGTCATACTTTGCCAACTCGGCATCGGGTAGAAAATGGTCAAGGCGGCCAAATAAAACATCCCAATTCGTAATGCTCCAATAATCCGCATCGGCCAGCAGGTCGGAAAAGATTTCGCCGAACGCCGGATAGTAGTCGCTCGTGAACTTGACGGGCAATCCTTGCGCATCCAGGAAATTTCCGGTGACAACTCCGCAGCGTTCTAATACGCGCGCATCGAAGTCCGCCAGCGTCATCGGCACGACTCGAACGTTCTCGCTCGATTGGTAATCGTGCGGGGTAAGTATTATCCAATGCCAATCGTAAGGCGCCAGGGTGCGGACATGGGCCAGGTACTCGGCAGACCACGAATGCGGCGGCCCGAATTGCGTCAAAAGGAAAACTTTCTTCAGCATGGTTTGACCGCTCGATAAACAACATGGATGCTCTGCGCGCGTTTTACGCCGTCCTCTTCGACCCTCCAGTTTACCAGCTCGGCTTTGACTTTCGCGAATCCGCCGATGAATCCTTCGAAAACATGATCGCTCTCCCATCGCTTGGATTTAATATCGACGTGATCAAAGCATTGGAGGTTCCAGTGCGACAAATGACTCAGCGAACCGAAATCGTTTTGGCTGCCAGCGTTGGGGATGTAGTGCTCCATGAGGCCGCCCGGCACGAGCACGCGCCAGATTTCGTTGAGCACGTCAACCCGACGCTCGGGCGCGATGTGTTCAAGGAAGTCCTCAGAGAATACGTAATCAACCGAGCTTTCTGGTAATTGGCTAGGGCGAGCAAAATCCGCTCTGATAAAAGATGGATTGTCATCCCCTGCCCACTTGGGTTGCACGCGATCCAAGTTGAGCCAGCCGCGTTTCTCCTGCTCCCCGCAGCCAAGGTGAAGGCGGTTATATCCAGAAAGCCACTCGCTTTGCCCGCTGACCGCGTGGAAGTGCCGGGAATTAATGCGGAGTTGACTGGCATAACAACTCAAGGCGCGTTCTTTGCGTTCGCGCTCCTCGCGCGTCCACTCGATCTCCTGCGTTCCGATCGGGCGCAAATCCACTCCGAAGTAGCGGCTGTGCTGCGAGTAGGTGGAATAGCAGCGGAGCCGATCGCAGCCATAAACTGCCGCGGCTGCGATGGTCACCATGTCGTGCTGCGGGTGACCTCCTTCGAGCGCGGGCGTGTAAATGTCGCCATCGCGCGGGAGTTTGGACAGTGCCGAAGCCACATCGCCCAAGGTAAGATTGTCATCGCGCAAGCCCAAACGAATGACCGGGCAACCAAGAATCTCGTGCGCAGCCGTCGTCTCGGCCGCGCGTTCTTCCGCCGAACAACCCGTTTCTCCCCGCGCCGGCTGAACATAGGAATCGGCGACAATGACCACGGTTGGCCGCTCACGCAGGCAGGTGAACGCCGCGAATAACGCGGAATCATCGTCATGCGGACAAAGAAGAATGCTCACGCGCAATCCAAAGTGCGCAAAAACAACACTTCGCCATTGTCTGCGGTTTCGGCCATGCGCTTCCACTGGTCGGCATTAGCCTGCCAGCGAGGATTGCCCGAACCATCTCCCGCCAGGGTCGCCATGAACAGCACAGCCTCTTTGAAGCGCGGATTGATTATAAGCGCCTGGGCGAGTGCGTCGCGCGCGTCATCGGGCATGCGGAGTTCCCAATAGGCCCGCGCCATAATCAAAAAAGCGTCCGCTTTCTCCGGCAAGAATCGGGACTTCTGGACGTAGCGCCCGAGCACGGGCAGCGCTTTGTCATATATCCGCCGGTAAAAATATTCGCGTCCGAGATAAAACCGCTCGCGCACGGCCTCGGGATTGTCCGCAACTTCCTTTTCCAAAATACGCAGCGTCCGAAGGCGATCGTTGGCGTGCGCCGGAGAGTAGCCGAACGTGATGGAGAGGGCGCCGACATCCTCACCCATCACGGAAAGATGGTTGTGCACCGCGCCTTCCCACCAGACTTGCGGCGAATTGCGAAACAATTTCGGGAACCAGAATTGCGATTGCGGTCCGTATTCGCTGACCATCCGCACATTTGCCGCCATGAATGCCTGGCTGGCTACCGTGCGGACTTCGCTGAATGGAGAAGTCAGGAATTCGTCAGCGTCTATTGTCAGAATCCAATCGCCGGTAGCTTTGGCTTTGGCGTGGTTGCGCGCCTCGGCGAAATTATCGCGCCAGGTGTAGTCGGTGAAGATTTTGTCGGTGTAACGCCCGGCAACTTCGAGGGTGCCATCGGTGGAGCCGGTATCGCAGATGATTATCTCGTCGGCCTCTTTTACCGAGTCAAGACAACGGGCGAGAAGCGCCTCTTCATCCTTAACGATCATTACCACCGAAATACGGTTTATCATCCCACTGCTTTGGCTATCAGCGCCCATTTGTTGATCGAGTTTGCGGTTACGTAACGGAACGAAAGGAAAATGGTCTGGTTGGTGGTCGTAACGGCCGGAAGCGTCGTCCAAAGCGTATTAGCGATGTACCCGCCGGCTGTCGTGGACCACGAAAGACCCTTCTGCGTGCCCGTACAAAGGATTGCCATCTCTAGCATTTGTCCCGCTGTGGGTGTTCCGCTGGGCAAGCCCATAACCGCGGTAATCGCCAGGGTGGAAAGGATGTAAAGGTCGGTGGTATCGGCGTTGGGAACCGGGGTTGCCGTCGAGGCAACTGTTGTGATGCGCGGAACAAACGGTTGCACGCCCGCGCCGGTCGGGCCGGTCGGGCCGGTCACGGTTGAGTTTGCGCCGGTCGGGCCGGTGGGTCCGGTGAATCCGGTTGGCCCGGTCGGGCCAGTCGGCCCCGTGAGAACTGCCGCCGTGCCTTGCGCGCCGGTGGGCCCTGTCGGACCGGTTGGGCCAGTTGGACCAGTGAGTTGAGCGGCGGTCCCCTGCGTGCCAGTCGGGCCCGTCGGACCGGTGGGGCCAGTCAGTATTGCCGCCGTCCCTTGTGCGCCCGTTGGCCCCGTGGGGCCGGTCGGACCCGTGAGGATTGCTGCGGTCCCTTGCGCACCAGTCGGCCCAGTCGGCCCGGTCGGGCCCGTCGGGCCAGTTGGGCCCGTCAGGATTGCCGCCGTGCCTTGGGCACCCGTCGGACCGGTTGGGCCAGTTGGACCAGTGAGTTGAGCGGCGGTCCCCTGCGTGCCGGTTGGGCCCGTTGGGCCAGTTGGGCCAGTCAGAATTGCTGCCGTGCCTTGTGCACCAGTCGGGCCGGTTGGGCCAGTCGGCCCGGTCGGCCCGGTAAGAATTGCGGCCGTGCCCTGCGCGCCCGTTGGCCCCGTCGGGCCGGTCGGCCCCGTGAGGATTGCGGCCGTGCCTTGCGCGCCGGTGGGGCCTGTTGGCCCAGTTGAGCCCGTTGGTCCAGTCGGCCCAGTCAACTGCGCCGCGGTTCCCTGTAAGCCAGTGGGGCCCGTTGGGCCGGTAGGGCCAGTCGGCCCGGTGAGTTGCGCGGCGGTCCCCTGCGCGCCCGTGGGGCCGGTCGGACCGGTTGCACCCGTTGGGCCGCTTGGGCCAGTCGGTCCGTTGTTCCCAGTTGCGCCCGTAGTGCCAGGGGCGCCGGCGCCGGCTTCGATGTCCGTGAGCGTCTTGGCCGTAATCGTGATCGCAATTTGATCGCCAGATTCGATCGCTCGCGCTGTGGTTGACTCTTGCTCCCTAACAATCGTCAGCGTCGAGCCGACAATACCCGTGACGCGAACTATCTCAGCGTTGCTCGACAGCGGTTGAACTCCAGCGGGAAAGATCGTGCAGTTGAAGGGAGGATCGGCAAAGAGCGCGGCATCTTCCGCCTGAATGTCCAAAGAAGTGCCGCTCAGTGCGGGGCTCGGCGCCAGGGCAACGGTTGAGTAAGCAAAATTTCGATGGGTGTCGAAAGGCATTTCACGCTTTCGGTTCCATCGGTAGTTCGAGCGTCAAGGATTCAATGTCGACTTCGGCCCCAGCGGGCAAATCTTGGGCTTTTAGTGTCATGTCCGAGCCGATCTTGCCGTCGCCAACGACTGTACGACCGTCCGCTTGCCAAAGCCTGAACCAGGAAGGTCTGCCGGAATTTTCCACGGTGCGATCGCCCACGGTCTTCCGCATCTTGAGTTTGCCGTCAACCGCCTTGGCAAATGCCGGATCCCCGAGCTGCAAGGTGACCAGCGCGCTCTCGCGCGTGTCAGCCTCGGGCGTGGCCGGCTGGAAACCGGGGAAAATTTGCAAGAGCCCGTTCCTGGCCGAGTCCGCTAGCGCGTCCAGTTCGAGGTTGCGCGAAACGAGCGACATTCTCAAGCTACCTCCTCCAGTATTCCGCTCATTTTCCCGTCATTCCCGCGGTGCATTGAGAATTTGCGGCGGCCGAGTTTCTTGGGCGGGGTAAGTTCAATGTTTAATCGCTGTGCCTGACCGGGCGTGGCCGGGATCGGGTTGTGGACCGGGGCATTCACCTTGTCCAAATCGTCGGTCGTGATGGTCTGGCTGGTCGGCACATGCGATCGGCCAATGAGGTTTAACGCTTCGGTGAGTGAAATTTGGAATTCGTCAGCAATCTCCCGTGCGTTGGTCAATTTGCGTCGCACTTCGGCCTTGCGCGTGTCGGAAACCTCTTCGTCGTCTTCGCCCTGCTCCTCGGCGATGCGGCCCTCCGTGGACACGCCTGCGCCGAGTTCGTCAAGGTTTGAACGGCTATCCCGCCCAGCGTCGATGCTGATGTGCGCCGGGCGTTGAAACTTGAACTTGTACCAATCGGGGTTGAATGGCAGTTTGCCACCGTTCATCTCGAAGTTCACCCACCAAGCGGTCAGCGGGTTCAGGAATCGTGTTTCCAGGATGTCTTGCTTGCCGCGAAACGTGCGCTCGGCTTGCTTGCTCATCATGCGCGTTCCTGGACCAGTTATTCCCGCCATGGTCCAAATAAACTCGAAAGGCAGGTCCAGGCCGATGGCAATCTCGCGCAACAGATAATCCGTGAGCTTGAACCAACCGTCGGAAGGGTCGTTCGCAACGAACGCCTCCATCTCGTCCCCGTGAAATTGGTATTTAATCGCGCCACCTTCGCCAAAGCTTTCGGTGCGGATGCTCGCGCCGGTCGTTTTGTCTACATCCTCGTTCATTACGTCGATGTTGCCAGTCTGCGGCCCACCCAGAGCGTTGCGCACGAGCAATGCGAGTTTGCTGGTCAACTTCTGCTTGGCCTTCTGCGCGGCAACGGTTTCTTTCAAGTCGCGCAAATGGTTCAGCACGGGCGCGAAGTGCGTCACGCCGCGATAAGCATCGAAGCGGGTCGAATCGTAGAGATGCAGAACCTCGGACGCCTTTCTCTTGTCCACGTTCTGGAACTGGCCGTGCCGGGTGCGTTCCCAGATCAGGTAATCGGTCGGGCGCCCAATCGCGTCGACTTTGATCCCGCCCACGATACGATCTTCATCGTGGTTGACGGTGCCCCCGAGATAATTGCCCACCCGGTCGGCCTCGATGTCTTTGATTTTTGGTTCGCCATCGAAATCCACTTTGACCGCGAAGGAATCACCGTCGCGAATCAACCCC